TTGCACTCGTCCAATACAACCCTGCGAATACAACCCTGCGAAACTCAAATGATTTATGCGTATTTACGAATTTCTACTGGTAGGCAGTCGGTAGAAAACCAACGATTTGAAATCCTTAAGGCCACCAATGCGAAAAAGGTGTTGATAGATGAATGGATCGAAGAAACGGTTTCGGGAACAAAAGGTTCCCAGGAGCGTCAACTTGGATTTATCCTAAATAAGGTGACTAAGGGTGATGTCATTTATGTAACTGAACTTTCTAGGATTGGTCGTTCACTATTGGAAATAATGTCTATCCTTCATCAATGTATGTCAAAGGAAACAATAGTAGTTTCAATCAAAGAAGGATATGAACTAGGAAATAATATCTCTTCTAAAGTTCTGGCCTTTGCTTTTGGACTATCCGCTGAGATTGAACGCCAGTTGATAAGTCAGCGAACAAAAGAAAGTCTTGAACGGAAGAAAGCTGAAGGATTAATTTTGGGGAGGCCAATAGGATCTAAGTCGAAAGAGACTAAATTGTCTGGAAAAGAAGGAGCTATCAGAGAGATGTTAAGTAACAAGATTAGTTATTCTGCTATTGGCCGGATCCTAGGTGTGAATCGTCAAACAGTGACCAATTTTGTAAAAAGTAGAAGATTGTAACAACTAAATATAGTAAGATGGATAAGCATTTGAATTATATGGAAGTTAGGTGGAAAAACTTCAAAGGATTTAAAGATACTGGGTGGATAAAAATTAAGCCTATCACTATAATTTTAGGTTCAAATAATTCTGGAAAAACAAATTTCCTTGCACCTTTTTTATTAATGAATCAGACCATTACCTCTCGCGATAGATACTCTCCACTGATATTAAAAGGGGATATGTATGATGGAGGGCATTACCAAGAAATTGTAAAAGATTACAATATAGAAAATGATTTATATTTCGGATATCGATATCATATTCATGATTCAGATGAGGAGCTTGAAGAGTTAGGGAGTTATCCTCCAGGTGCATTTGAAATTACATTTTCTTTGGAGGATAAAGACGGTGAATTAAAATTAAAGAAGAAGACTATATATGATATATTTAATAGAAAGTTTTTAAGCCTTACTTTGAATTCCTCTGGAGAATATACGTTTTCAGGAATTGGATCAAAGTCAATGAGCAAAGCTGAGAAAAAATCTATAACTAGTAGTGAGCCAGTAAACTTTTTGTTTTCACCAAATACTGTTCTTTCTGATCTGGAGCCAGATAAAGAAGAAAAAGGTGAAGGTGAAAAAATTAAGAGAAAAGTGAATAGGTTTTCAGCAGGTTATTCACAGTTCCTTTCTGCTATATCATATAATAATTCGAGAGTTAGAATGTATTTAGGAGATCTAAGTTTTATTGGACCTATTCGCGAAAACCCTCACAGGATTTATGAAATTACTAATGAGACTTATAATACTGTCGGCAGCAAGGGCGAAAAAATGCCTAACCTCATTAAGTTGATTCGAGATGATCCCAATGACAATCAAGAGTTGAATGACTGGATAAAACGATTTGGATTCGGAGATCGAATTGAGTTACAACATCACTACAGTAACACTTATTCGTTAAGATTTCGTGTAAATGGTTCAGAGCATTATACAAGTATTGCGAATGCAGGATTTGGTGCCTCGCAAGTATTACCGCTAATTGTACAGGCGATAGTTTCTCCAGAAAGGAGCATAACAATTGCCGAACAGCCCGAAATTCATTTGAATCCCAGAATACAATGTGAATTGGCGGAATTATTTGCATCAATGGCAAAAAAAGGGCAAATAGTAGTTGTTGAAACTCATAGTGAACACTTACTTCTAAGATTAAGAAGGCTTATTGCAGAAGAAAAAATTAACTCAGAAGACGTTGCATTATATTTTGTAGAAAGAGAGGGTAGTGATTCTATTATTAAAGAAATTAAATTACAAGAGAATGGTAGTATCAATCCTATAGATTGGCCTAAAGATTTCTTTGGTGAATCGTTAAAAGAAGCATTAGCAATGGCATCTGAACAATCTAAAAGAAGAAAGAAATGATAGATATTGTAATTGATACTTGTACACTTGTGCATGCTAATGACCCAAATTGCGTTTATTATCCTTCTTCTGTTGAACTTATAAGTAGGATGTTAGCTAATTCAACTTGTGCAACAGTAGATGAAGGTTTTGAACTCGATGAAGGTCGGAATAGAAGTTACATCGGTTTAGAATATTTGACACATTTACAGCCTGGTACTTTGGGTTTTAGTTTGATTGTTCACCTAGCTACTAATGATAGAATTAATTTCGTATCAAATACAATTCCAGTACAGCGAAAAAGGTACATTGAACAATTAATTAAGAATAAAAAAGATAGAATGTTTTTAAGAGTCGCTTTTAATTCTGGTGAAAAGACTCTTGCATCGCATGATTACACGGATTATCAAGAAGCTAAGAGGAAGACGATAAGAAATGATCTAGGCGTAAACGTTGTAACGGCTGAAGAAATAAATGATATGCTATAAATTACAACTCTGTACTTTTATAACTTAACTGCTATTAAGTCTTATCTGGCTTTGGATGCGTTCAAAAGAAGGTGGTCGGGATTCCCGACCACCTTACAGCATTCATCCTATAATTAAAAAGTTCTTAAAGGTACATTCACTTACTAAAAGTGCGAAAACAGCCTGATAAACGGCGAAATTTTATACTAAGCGGCACCTTGGCCGCCTTTTTCTGCACTAGCCGTTTGAAAGATTTTATCGAAAACGTTAATCTGTTCTTTCTTCCTGCGTTCACTGATGTGAACGTATTTCATAGTCGTTTCAAGCTTGCTGTGTCCCATGTAATCCTTCAGGGTTACAACATCACCACCTAATTCGATAAACAACGTTTCGAATGTATGCCTGGCGGTGTGGGTAGTCATTTTGAAATCAACGCCAGCCGCTTCGCCAATCCTGGCCAAAAGCCGGTTCATGTACTGATCGCTGAATGTCTGGAATAATTTCCTCAATGTGGTTGAAATTAACGGTCTGGCCGATCACCTTCCCGGCCTTCTTATCGAAGTGTGCCATTGGCCAGGTAGGGAAATAAAAAAGTGCCTTCACGCGCTGTAAAGGCACTTTTTAGCTTGTTTCGTGGTCCCACCGGGAAGAAAAAGCAGCTTGACAATCATGTACTTATAAAAAATTAGGAAAAATTTAGATATCATAGGAAAATAAAATATGAGTAATTATGCATTATCATATTTACTCAATCTGTATAAGAGAATGGTTATAGAGTTTTAAGTACTTCTGGGTGTTTATGATAGCTAATCTTCGCTCTAAATAAATTGAAAACAGGTGGAGCTGGCTTATTATGAGTCACCAACACCTTGAATAAGTCTCGAATAAATGTTAAACTTTTTTCTTGCATAACGCAGTGGTATTCTGTTGCAATTATATGGTAAGCATTTTCATTGTTTCTACGTGTTATTTCCACTTGATGCTCTGATAAATCTATTACAATTCCATCTATTTCAGCATGATTATTATGAATTTCCCCTACTGGAATAGTGTGTTTATTATCAATGAGTGCAGTGTCAAAATAGTATTCATTATTAATGTATACCGGTTTAGAAGGAATACAATGATAAATAATGTAATCTGCAAACTCTCTATCATCAAAATAAACCCATATTTCACTTATAGTAGTATCTATCCCATTGATTTCTAAGCTCCCAAAACTGCTCCGCTTGATTGTCAGTTCAGAGCTTATAAATCCATTATTGATATATAAACTTTCATGGAAATTAGCTTCGTTTGTTATTAATTCGTTGAAAATCTTATCGATACGCTCCTTGCTATTGCTGTAAAATGTACTTTTGTACGCTTTTGGAAAGTTTTGAATACAAATTTTTCTAAATAAGTCAAGATAGTGAAATGGGCTTTTAGGCTTTTTTTCTAATAGTTGTCTTTTTTTTTTATTTGTTTCAGAAACAGTTATTGGCTCAAACTCTTCTAAGTTTGTGCTCTTCTTTAAATTGTCAATTAATTGAAACCCCTTACTAGTGATGGCAAAGATTTCGCCTTTACTACCTCTGTCAGAAATTAAATTATTTGTTATTAACTCTTCAATAGCACTTTGCCAACGGGCTTCATCTCTTGGATTTCCTCTATCAACTAATTCTTGTCCATGGGTTGTCACGGATAATCCATCAAAAGAACGGGTTCTCATGACTTGGCCTTTAGGATCTTTTGCTATTTTCAGTAATAAAATTTGCGCTATATCAGATAATGGAGCAGAATCAATAGATATTGGTATTGAACTTGATTTAGTTTCTAAAGAAGACCCATTATTGTCAAAATATCTTAGGATTGTATGTGCTAGTTGACTAGTAAACTTCTTTCTTAGCTTAGATGTGCTTTCATAAGTTTCCACCAGGGCCTTAGGTCTAATTCCTTTGAGATATTTATCTAATGCTTCAGCTTGCTTCAAATCTAGTTCATGTCTATTAACTTTTGCATTGGATACATAAATCATGACTTGCTTACCAGCTCGGAGGTGCTCATTTATTTCTTCAATAGTGCCACTTTGGGCTTTACCAGTGGGACTACCAATTCTGTTCCAAAACAGAGCGACAAGTAGATCTGCATCATGTAGAACCTGTTGGTTTATAATTTCTTGTGGCCTGCCAAAAGCAGGGCTGGCGTGGCTTTCCCAACCAATAGGCATCAAAACAATTTTCTTGTCTTTTGAATGTATAGAATTCCATTCGTTAATGATCTCACGTATGAGTGCTCTTTCTTTTGGTACATCACTTGGAGATGCGATCATTACTTTGTAAACAGTAGCAGTATAAGGCATTTTTTAGGTATAATTAATTGTAATTCAATGAAATAAGTAATAACGCCCTAATGAGGGCTTCACTTCTGTTCTTCTATCTTTTCACCTTGCTTCTTTAGTAGCTGGCGTTGCATCTCGATTACTTCTTCAGCCTTCATCATTACATAGCCAGCTGGTACTTCCTGCACCACTGTTGGCTGTGCCGCTTCAATTCCTTCAATTAGGTAATTTGTAGTAGTGGACAGGATTTCCGCCAGTTTACGAATGTCAGATAAGGAAGGTTCAGCTTTTCCTTTCTCCCAAGAGCCTACTACGTTTCTATGCTTTTTACCCATCAAACGCGCAAGATCATCTTGTGACATTTTCTTGTCTTCACGCAGGCGTTTTATTCGATCTCCAAAATTCATTTAGCAGAAATAGAAAAATGTACAGCATAAATTTGCTGATGCAATTTTTAAATGTACATTTGCATATTAAGAAATTGCACCACAGGATTTAGTGGCACTCAAACTAGATAAATGTACGCTAAAAGGCTTCAGTGTACAATAGTAGTAGGCATCCTTTAAATAAAATGCAATGCAAAAGCTTACATCTGCCCAGTATTGGAAGAACCGTATGAAAGCGGCCAAACAACGCCTTCCAAAAGAAATAGGCCAGCAAGACGTACTTATGGCGGTGGCCGAACTAGCGCCAGAGCTAGACAGATTGACTAACTCCAACCGCTGGCGGAATGCCTGGTTTATGTACGCCGGTGATCCGCAATTCACAGAAGTAGTCGAAAAGATAGCGGACAGATTTTTAGAGGAAAAGGACGCTTAGGGGCGGCCCCGCCACCCCTTTTTTTGGACTCCCTGTCTGATAATTAACTCCTTAACTAGGTACATATCATCCTTTTACTTTTCTAAAAATGCGATGAATAAAGCCGCTGCCCTGTCCAAGTTTGAAAAAATAGTAGGGGTTAACCTTACTGATCAATTAGCTGGTCAGCCTTCGCCAGCGGCTTTTTATACCTGCAAAGTCATTCATTCCTATAATTTCTAATGAAGAAGAAAATCGAATTATCCGATCTGCTGGCTATCGATGGCGGCCTTTCGTATATCATCCATCGGTTTCCCGATGCGGCCGAAAGTGTCAATCATCGCAACCGGAAGTTCAAGCTACGCCCCGAAGAAAAAACCGCCAGCGCCAGCCTGAAAAACGATAATGGTACCTACATCGTAAAGGATTTTGGATCATCGGATCCAGCCATGAACGCCGTGGCGGTGGCGCAATACCTGGACGGTACCGACTTTATAACGGCCCTGAAGGCCGTGGCCGCCTTCTACAAATACGAAGGTTCGGACGTTCCGGAAGCGAAGCCCGATTATAAATCCTGGGCCGCCAAACCCGAAGAAGCGGAAGGATCCATGAACTTCGAGTACAAGGAATTCGAGATCCACGATCTGAAGGCGTTATTTTCCACCAATGCCTTCAACGCCCTGGGCCATAACGACGAAGCCCGCCTGGCGGAAGGAAGCCGGATTTGCGCCCACTACCATTACAAGTGCCTGAAATCCTACACCCAGACCAAAGAAGGCAAAACCCACCAGTATATCAGTACCGAGCTTTTTCCGATGTTTCTGATCGATGAAGGCGAATGGAAAAAGCTGTATAAGCCCAAAGCCGAAAAACGCTTCCGCTTTCAGTCAACCGGCAACAAGCCCGCCAGCTTCATCCACGGTCTAGCCCAGGCCCAGAAGAAAGTGGCCGAACTGGTGGCCGCCAGTGCGACCGAAGGCGGATCGAGCGAAGAAGATCTGGATGAAGGTGATAAGCCCGCCAAAAAGAAGAAAAAGGCAAAGGAGAAGCTGGAAGAAATAATCCTTTGTACGGGCGGAAGCGATGCCTTAAACGTGGCGGCCCTGGGCTTCACGGTGATCTGGCAAAACAGCGAAACGGCCCTTTTATCGCCCGCCGATTACAAAACCCTTTGCCGCTTGGCCGAGAAGATTTACAACCTTCCGGATATCGATGTAACTGGCAAACGCGAAGCCCACAAACTGGCCATGCAGTACGTAGAAATCCGAACGATCCAGCTTCCGGAAGATCTGAAGAAGCGCCTGGATGCAAACGGGAATCCCTGCAAAGACGTACGCGATTATCTGAAGTATCATCGGAAGGCTGAATTTCTGGAACTGGTGAAAGTGGCGCTTCCGTATCAGTTCTGGGATCAGGATGTGGCGCTGGATCGGGATGGCGAACCGCGAATGAAGTTCGGTAAGCTGTTGATGGAGTATAAATTCAATAACGTACACGCTTACAACTTCTTACGGGTGAACGGCTTCGCCCGCTACCGATCGCCGAAGGAAAAGGATGGCTTTTGCTACGTACGGGAGCAAAACAACATCGTATCGAAAATCGAAGCTTCGGCGGTAAAAGACTTTATCCACGGCTTTCTGGAAGAACGGCGCTATCCGGTTGACCTGCGGAACGCGATGTACAAAACGCCCTATCTGAACGATTCGAGTATTTCCAACCTGGCGTTTTTTGAAGGTGATTTTCAGACCTACGGCCACGATTACCAGTATCTCTTTTTTGCGAAGAATACCTGGAAGATTACGGCGGCCGGGATTACGGAAGAAAAGGTCGGAAACCTGGAAAAACACATCTGGGAACATAAGGTAATTCAGCGGCCGGTGAAGATTCTGGAAGATATGTTCCGGATCAGCAAAACCGAGGGCGGCCAGTACGATATCCAGCTGGGCGATAATCTGCCTACTTTCCTGAAGTTTCTGATTCAAACCAGCCGTTCGCACTGGCGGAAAGAACTGGAAGAACGCCTGGATCTGGGCCTGATGGATCGGGCCGCCCAGCTGGAGTACTGCGAAGAAAACAACTTCAGCCAGGACGATCTAAAGGCGATGCTTCACTGGAGCAAACCGGAAAAGCAAGCTGAATACCGGAAGAAGTACCGTTTCGCCGTGGATGGCGAACTACTAACGGAAGAAGAAATCCAGGAACAAAAGCTTCACCTGATCAATAAGATTTACGCGATCGGCTACCTGTTGCACCGTTACAAAAATCCGGCGAAGCCCTGGGCGGTGTTTGTGATGGATGCCAAGATCTCGGAAAACTCCGAAAGCCACGGCGGGGCGGGGAAAGGGATCCTGGCCAAAGGAATCTATAAGCTGGTGACGAAAGTACAGCTGGACGGACGGAACCCGCAACTGGTGGAGAATAAGCACCTTCTGGAAAACGTCGATCAGGATACCGATATCATCCACCTGGAAGATGCCCACGAAAGCCTTCCGTTCGGTTTCTTCTATGCGCCACTGACTTCGGCCACCACGATCAACCCGAAGCAAAAACGTTCGTTTGAGCTTGAATACGCGGTTTCCCCGAAGTGGCTATTTGATACAAACTTCGGTGATCGGTATACGGATCCATCCAGCCGCCGAAGAAAGTTATACGTGGCGTTTTCGGACTACTACCACGAAAATACGGGTGACTACCGCGAAAGCCGATCGCCAGCGGACGAATTCGGAATGAACCTTTTCGATGATTGGGATGAAGCCGAATGGAACCGCTTTTACAACTTTATGGCCCAATGCGTAAAGTTTTACCTGGGCTGTAATGACAAGCTGGAAGCGCCACTGGCGAACCTGTCGAAGCGGAATCTGATCGCGGTGATGGGGGACCACTTCCGCAACTGGGCCGATGCGTACTTTTCGCCCGAAGCCGCCCGCCTGGATAAGCTGATTCCGAAAGAAGATGCCCAGGAGGATCTGTTCCGTTCCTCTAAAATTAAAATGACCAGCCAGGCCTTTAAACGCGCCCTGAAAGCCTGGTGCAACTTCAACGATTTCGAGTACTGCCCGAAAGAATTACAAGGTAAAACGGGGCTTATTATCCGGAAGAATGCCGAAGATAAAACCGCCGAATTCATCTACATCCGGACGCATGGAGCCGAAATCAACGATATCAAAAAGCTTTAATTCCTCTAACCCTTCATCCTTTATGAAAGCCTTGTATTTAATCATCGGCACCCAGGCCGCGCTGATCGTTCCCTTTTCCCTGGCCTGTCCACTGTCGTTTAAATCGTTGCTGGTAACGATTGGCTGTTTAATGACGGCGGGGCTGTGCCTGGTGAATTACTGGTGGTACACTAGCCCGCTGTACGACGAAAACGAAAATCCGGTTCCAAAGGCGGCCCAGCCCAAAACGCGAAGATTCTTCGGTAAGCCCTCCTAAAAACCGGCGGGATCCGGCCCCATCAGCGCCTGATCCATCAATCATAATTTTTGGTGGAAAACTATCCCGCAATTTTTCATCCATCATTCATTCCTATAATCAGTTTTAAAGATGATAATCCTTCAATTCGTTTACCTGGCCAGCCTCTGCCTGGCGGGGGCGCTTTTGCTTCCCGGCCTGATCTGTCTGGTAATTCTGGCGACCGCCCTGTACTTCTCCTTTCACTTCATAAACAGCGAATCCAATGACAACCGGCAAAAAGAACAAAGTCGTACAATACCTGGTACAAAATACCGCAATGGTATTACTGGCGGCAACACCCAACGAAGCACCGATCAGGGCCGCCACTGAAAAGACACGAAGTAAAATACTGACCGATTCACCGAAGGAAGAAAAGGATCTGATCTTCCATATGCGCGATGTTATCCTGAAGCTGGCTAGTAAGCTGGCCAACTGTGAATCCGTGGATGAATTACGAGCCGCCGAACACCTAATGGAAGAACTGATCGCGGGCCGGATAATCATAGTCGATGATGCAACGGGGAAAATTCTGGAAGAACAACTGAACGAGCAGGATGGTAGCGGTATCTAACCTGGCCACGGTGGCAGCGGCCGAACCCACGGTGGCCCGTACGGTGATGCTGTGGAGTTGGTGGAAAAGCAAAGACGGAAAGCGCCAGTTCGCCGTGGTCGAAAAGATCCTGAAAGGCGTAACGTCGGACGTTCGGACGGTCGGAATCAAGCTTCTGGAAGTAGGCGATTCCAACCCGTTTTATTACGCCCTAGATGAATTCTTTTCCCTGGTGGATAAAGGATCGATGATCGAGATGATTCCCGAACCGAAAGCGAAATGAACGGGTATTATGTGATCATTGCCAATTTTGTACTTATAAATGCAGAAGCGTCAAGCGGCCACTTTAATGAATGAAGTGGCCGCTTCAATGGAAAGTTTATATGAATGAGGATAATATCTAATAAATAGTAAACTTGTAAAACTTTTCCTCTATGGTGTCATCAATAAGCTTACTCAAAGTCCTTTCAAAATTTCTAATTTCCTTGTTAATTAATTTTCGCTCGTTGTTCTGTGTTTTAAGAAATGAATCTGTAAAAAGCTCTTTTATTGTTAAGTAAGAAGCATAAAGTGTTGTAGGAATGTCAAATATGCTTAATATTTGATCTTCTTTAAACTCGCCTTGAAGAAAAAAAGGGTAAGTCCTAGAAGCTGCATTTATAAAAATTTGTTTGTATTCTGATGTATTCCAAGTTAAAACCTCTTTTTTTAGTGAAGCTAGATTCTGAGGAACTCTGATTTCAATTGTTGGATAAGGCTTCTTTATTTCATAGTCAATTGTTTTTGTAGGTTTTCCTGTTCTGTCCCTTTCTAAAATAATTTGAATTGATTTTTGATTGTTGAAAGCTTCAAGTATCTCTCTTAAAAAGTTATAATAGTATCCTACTGCAAGAGAAGTCGAAGGAAGGACAGTGTAGTTAAATAACTCTTCTGCTACTTTCATCCTTTCTTTTATACGAATACATGATGCTCCTAATGCAGAAGTTAAGTTATCTCGGCGAGTAAAGGTACTAGTGGTGATGCCATTCCAGTCGTTAAAAAGGTCAATGCCTTCCTCTAATACGAAAAAAGTTCTATCTAAACCAATTCTACCTAAAAAGAGACCAAATTCAAAAATTACATTATCCCTGGTAACATCTTTCTTCTTCTTTTTTATAATTGCAGTATCATCAGCAGCAAAAACACCAATAAAAAAATCATAGTAGCTCGCCCGATTCATCAATGTTTCCAAAGTCCCTTCATTTTGCTGGAAAATATTCTCGGTCCAGATATCTACTTCTGCTTCCTTATCAAGATTTAACTTAATGGCTTCAGCAATATCACTCGATTTTCCAGATGATGCAATGAAAATTGTAGGTTTCATTGCTTTGTTTACAGTTTCTTTTTTCTTAGACATTTTGTATAACCTTTTTAAGATCTAAATAAATTGATTGGATTTCAGACAATACCTTCTGTACTTCTTTTAATTTTGATTGCCGATATTTGAAAATATATTCTCTTTCGTCCACAGACACTATTCTTTCAGCGTGAGATGGATTAGTGCAAATACTATTAAGTTGCGAAATAACTATTGGAACTAACTCTAAAAATGATGCATTTTGGTATTTTGCAGGTTCAATGTCATAGCATATAGCATTAATGTCAAAACTGTTCAGGTTAATTTCCAGGCTTGAATCCGACTTGATATTTTTTAAGAAACGTATCATTTTTTTGATTCTGCCATTAGTAAGATTTCCTCTTTCGTTTATTCTTTTAATACTTACAAACGGATAATCAGGGTCCTCTCTATCATTAGTTGATTTGTTGAAAATTTGGATTCCTCGGTTTACTCCTTTGTCATATATGACTGATCTTATATCGTCATACCAGTTTGCTACTACAACATCAACAGATCTATTTAAGTCTTGATTTTTTATTTTTATACATTTAGGTTCGTTAATATTACAAATTACATACTTCGACTTTAATATATATTCACTATCGCTTCTTAACTTTTTTAAGTCAGCAATGAAATCCCCTTGATAAAGTGAGAAATTATTTTGTTCATAAATTAATTTATTTATGCTATTAGTGTCCAGTCGTGACCGAAAGTCATTTTCATTAATATACTTTTCAGATTCACTTTTATCCCAAGTATAAAATTTAGAAGAAATTACTAATAGGTCAATGTCACTGTAAGCTTTTATATGCGTGTTTGTCATTACAGAGCCTTGAAATTGAAACTCTACATCCTCCAATGGCTTTAAATGACTTTTCACGTTTTCACCAGCTTGTTTACTTACCTGCGTATATGCTGGCTCCACGCCTTTCATTGCGTAGCGTATGTAAACAAGTACATCACTATACTCAATTGATGATAGTTCCTCTCTAAATGATCTTTGAGGAATGAAATTCTCAGGATTGTTTCTATTTTTAATCCCTTCGGTTAACGTTCTATACCCTTTGTTCATAGTGGATTTTAGAAATGATTACAAAATACAAGCTGATACGATTGATGAAGATTGTTTCTACGTGCTCTTATTATAGTTTTAGAGGCCTGATGAAATATAGTAAGTATCCTATAATTTAGTACCACTAATTTTTTAAACGGTTGAATCTTTCGATAGCTATATATTAGGCAGGTGGAAGGCTTATGTCAATTAGCTTTTACTGAGCTATTTTTTGAGTTTTGGATTTCTTTGCAATTTTCCAAAAAGAATTTTTCCATAACTCATTGAAAAAGTTTCGGGCGCTGGGAAAATCTTTCTGGTACCCGGTGAAAGCCCGCCGAAGCCGCTGATGTTTACCGATGCGTTATAAAGCCGTTAGGGCGTTGTTTGTCAACAGGTAAGCAATTCGTTACCGTCCACTAAATAAACCCGCCACGGCCTTAAAAGGCGGTTAAAACAGCCGCCAGGCGACAAGAATCAGGAATCCTTCTTAAATACAAAGTTAAGCCCGCCCGAAAGCCTTCGTTTTCGGGCTTTTTTTGCGCCTGGCCCGGCCTTTGGGTTTCCTTTCAACCTTCCAAGAAGAATTTCTTCCAAAATTCTTTAACTTCTTAAACTAAGCGGATTTTTACCGATAATTAGCTGTTTATCAACCGTTAAACTTTTTAAAATTTCTTTAACCTGGTTTAAGAAGTTAAAGAAATTAAAGAAAGTTTAAATATGAAGGGGGCAACATTTTTGAACAAAATCGCCAGGTTAAAAAAAAAATTGGCCCTGGTTAAAGTTTTTTTTTAATTCTTTAACCATTTTTTGGATTTTAAAATATTGATAATCAATTCTTTAATCAGGCCGGTTTAAAGGTTTAAGAAGTTAAAGAAATTTCTGAGTTTTTCCCTACGCAAGTTTTGCAAGCTGACGAGTGGGAAGCGGGCGCGGGCGGGTGGTTGCGGCTTCGGGGCATATCGGAAAAGTACAGCCGTTTCCAGTCTTTAACGGCTTATAAGTTACTTTTCGGTGGGGATATTGCTATAAAAAAAGTATTCTGGTATTATTTATGCAACGGGAAATATATCTACATTTAACAGACGGAAGAAGAATGGCGGGCTGATCAGTAATACCTAGTGGCTAAAACCGCCAAACGTGTGCGAAGGCCTTTATAACCGACTGATTTTCAGCAAGTGCATTTTCCTTCTTTGTCAACATCCTATAATTAAAAATTCTTCCTCTTTTTATGATCTTAATTATCCCTGTTAAACCCCACGTTAAGGAGTTTTACCAATCTTCCCATGTATTAGGATCTGAAGCGATTAGCGTACGGCGGAATTCCCGCCTGGGCGAAATGGTGGCCGCCGTGTTTTGCGCCTACCCGCTTCAGGATGTAGATCAGGAAGATCTGGCACCCGTGGATTTCCTGGATCCGGATCGCCTACACCTTCAGCTAACCTTCCCGGTTCGGGAATGCCTGGTAACGGATGATCGACTTCTTCAGCTGGGTAAACTGCTGGAAGTGATTTTCGAGTTTTACGCCATCGGCTGGTGTAAGGGTCGGATGGATATCTACCCAAGTTTGAACGGGGCGGCCGAACGCTTCAGCGATAAGCACCAGCTGAGTGAAGAACATTATTCGCCCGATGCGGTGCGCAAGCTGGTGGGACGCGCCACGAAGGCCGCCGATACGGTGTATAACAAACTGTCGGTTCGGGATAAAAAAAACGTGGCCAGTTTTGCGGGATAGTTGTCCTTTTTTGGGGAAAACCTGTCCAGAATAGGGCGGTTTTGTCCAGCCTTTTTTTCTCTGTCTAGTAACCCCACAAAAGCCAGCTTTAACGCGATATCCAAGCGTTAAACGCTGGCTTTTCTCTTGTTTTCCCGTCCTACTTTCTTCGCCTTCGGCGGCCGTCCTTCGTAGTATGTATTTACGAATCTTGGACACGCCTTCCGGTGGGCTGGAAGCGGCCGAAGGAGAAATGAACGCGGGCGGAATTACGCGCCTTCGGCTGATGCCCGCCAGCCGCTTGATGATCGAGCTTCCGGATCTGATACCGACCTGCCCAGGGCTTCCGGATCCGTATATCGATGGCCGTTCCATCTTCCAGCTGGAAGAAGGCGATTTCGTGGATATTGATGTGATCCCGAAGTACGCTTCCTACAGCGAAAACCTTCAAACCAATCCCAACGGCGAATATTACCAGACCCAGCTTCAGCTGGTGCTTCCGAAAGATCGCCCGGCCGTTACGGCCTGGATTCACCGAAAGCGCGGGATCCGCTGGATCGCCCTGTTTCGGGATCGCAACGGCTTTAACCGCCTGGCCGGAACGCAAAGCCACCCGCTTCGGATGGAAGTACAGGGCGGAACCGGAACGGGCGATGGCCAGAACGCCCGAACGCTCACCTTCAGCGCAAACACGCCTTTCCCAGCCTTGTACGTGGAAAGCCTGGAAAGCCAGGATCTATTCGCCAATACTGAATTCGACTTCGCCTTCAGCTTCGATTTTAATACTTAACTATTCTTTGATTTATGACTACCGATGAAATTCATTCATTAGTGGACGCGGCTTTGCAGAATTCACCACCTGCCCAATCGCGTTCCATTACAGCAAACATTTTACGGACGCTGTTAAAACAGATTGCGGGTGATCTGATCAGCCAGCAAAACAACCGTTTACGGCGGGTACCCTTTAACCTGGGCCTTACCGGCGTGGACGATGACGAAGTACAGTTTCAGGGGGCCACCTGGATTAAAGAAGCCGGAACAATCGCACCCGGCCAGGCGGGTTACGGCGGGGTTTTACTTCCGGGAAAGGCCGGTTTCCGCTACCGGCGCAAAAAAGATTACATCTCCGTACTCGACTTCGCGGATCGGGTGGTGGGAAGCAACTGGACGATGGCCCTGCAAGCGGCTTTGGATGCGGCCAAAGACAACCCACTGAAGCGAACGAATGTCTATTGCCCGGCCCAGCAATACCTGATCGACCAGGTGGTTATTCCAACTGGCGTGAACCTGTTTGGTGATGGCGCTCTGGAACGGGGCGACCGCGCATCGACCAAGTTCATTCAAAATTCGGCGGTGGATGTCATCCGCATTGACGGCGATATTGATACTTCATCTGGTCGGGCCTACTGGTTTGGCAAGCTGTACAACTTCAGCATTATGGGGAAACCATCGGCTGGATCGGGGTATGGTATTAGTTTTCGCCGGGCCGATGGTACCACGGTTACACCGCAGGATCTCACCCATATTCATAATATCATCATCCGGGCAACGCCCAGCGGGGGTATTGAATTTCCGGATGGAGCCTTGCCGTTGACGGTTGATACCGTGAAATTTTTGTGGTGTAATGGCCCAGGCATTGACTTTGCCGTAACCGGCGCGAATAAGTTTCAATCGTGCCTATTTTCGGGCGTTTCAGGCGACGGTAATAACGGTGGGTTAATTCGCTTCAAGAATCTCGATGCCCAGGGTAGCATTACGATTCTAAACCTGAAGTCCGAACAGCGGGTGAATTCGCATTACGGCAATGTGGGAATGCAGAACAACCCCATTGTTTTTGATAACTGTGCGGGTACTCCGGTTACAATTCTGGGGGCCAGCCACATCTGTTCGTGGGTCTACTCAAGTAATCCGGTTGTCAACAACAAACCCGGCTCGCTGATTAAGGTCTTAGGAGTCGGTCAGCCCAAAATAAGCTGGAAAGGCGTTTCGATTCGCGTTCGCGCCACGGATACGCCCACGGATCCGGATCCGATGATCATCGACGGCCAGGATATTCCCTACACCGTATCGGAAGGCAAGTATGGCGATTTTACCAGTGGTCACTGGTCAGGAACGAAATTAGGGGTGATCTTTGGTAAGGTAGCGCGGTGGCTGGGCCGAAGTATTTTAAATGAAACCCATGTCGTTCAAGTGAACGGCGAAGTACCCGCCTTTTCGCTGTTCTCCACCGATTCACCCGCCAATCAACAGCACTGGCTGGATGTGGTATCGGGGGGCGTTCGCTCGAAGCGCCTGGTGAAAGACGACCGCAACTTCACGCTGTACGAACGTGATGTGGCCGATGCAAACGGCCTGGTTATTCGGAAGCAATTCGACCTGGGCGAAATCCGCCACACCGACGCGGCCCCCAAACAAACGATCAGCAACACCAGCGCGGCCACCGATGAAAAGAACTGGCGCTGGGTCGCTAACGCCCAGGAGTTAATTCTTCAGCTCTTTAACGACGCTTACGCGGCCGGGGTTAGTGGGTTAGGCTTGCGCCGGAATGGCACTACTCCGGACGGCGTTACCCTGCGCCAACGACTGATTCTGACGGGATCGGGTGGTTCGCTGTCGTCCTTAAACGTTTCGGCTGCAAATGGCGATGCGCGGCCCGCTTCGCTATTTACGGTTTCGGCCGCTTCAGCCCAGAATCTCACCTTTTTAGGGTCAGGGACGGTCGGCCAACTAGTGATTCTGCACTTTACGGATTCAAACACTACGCTGGTTCACTCAACCGCTGGGGCGACTGGCTCGTTGAACCTGGCCGGTGGTCGAAACTGGAATCCGAAGGCGGGCGACTGTATTATTTTCTACCGGAACGGCACAACCTGGGAAGAAGTAACCCGATCGGCGGCCGCTTACACCTACGTACAAGCGGCCGGAGCGCCCACGGTGAACGCTTCCAGGGTGGGGGAAGAATATTTCGATCCATCCGCAAAAATCTGGTACAAGGCCGTACAAACCGGAACCGGGGCCACGGACTGGAAGCCGATCACGAACTGATTACTAAAAAAGCCCGAATCAATGGATCCGGGCTTTTTTTATGTCCTATGCCCGCGCCCGGCGATCGAATAACCTTGCATTACTATTTCACTTCGGTAATGCTAGAAACGTACTTAAATGCAAAGTGGGCGCTGGAATCGACCTTCCATGATCGGATGGCGAAGATCGCCCTGGAACGGGTGGCCAACGGCCATACGCCTTTCGCGGCCACGGCCGAAGGGGTCGAAAAGGGTCGGCGGGATCCCTACTTCGTATCGGTGTACCCTGGCCAGGCTCAGGACGCTTCCACGGTGGCCGCTTCCACGGTGGCCGCTGGATCCTGGGGGTACGAAAAGCTTCAGAAAGAAAAGGCCGAATCCGGCCGGATCGTCGTTTTGCCGATCATCGGCACCATGTCGCGGTACGGTGATTTCTGCACCTACGGAACGGAAGATTACGCGCAATGGATCATCGAAGCCAACGACGATCCATCGGTTTCGGCGATTGTGCTGGAACTGAATTCACCAGGCGGCCAGGTGGACGGAACCGAATACCTGGGCGAAGTGATCCGCCAATCCAAAAAGCCCGTGGTGGCCTTCGTGGCTGGAATGGCGGCTTCAGCCGCTTACTGGATCGCCAGCCAGGCGAAAATGATCGTTATGGAATCGGCTACCAGTTCCGAAGTGGGGTCGATCGGTGTGCTGGCCATGCACGTAGACGCTTCGGCCGCTTATGAAAAAGTAGGCTATAAAGTCACGATCGTACGGGCGACCGGCTCCACCGATAAAGCCCTTTTTAACTCCATTGAGCCACTTTCTGAAACCGTACTGGCCGAAACAAAAGAAATCCTGGATGCTATCCGCGATACGTTTGAAGCAACCGTGAAAGCGGGGCGGCCGGGGATTGCCAGCGATGTTTTTACCGGAAAAATGTACATCGGGCGCGATGCCCTGAAAAAGAAAATGGCGGACAAAATCGGCTTTCTGGGCGATGCGATCGCCGAAGCGAACCGGCTGGCGCTGGCCGCTTAACCGAAGTATTCATTCATCCTATAATTCATATTTTTTATGTGCGCTAAAACGCTTAAAAGCTTCGCCCGTAAACAGATCAGCGAAGAACAAAAAGACACCGAAGCCACGGCGGCCGAAGTCCCAACGACGGAAACGGAAGAAACCCCAACCGAGGAAACCGAAACCGAGGAAGCCGAAGAAGCTGAAGGAACGGAAGAAACTTCAACCGAAGGAACACAAACCGAAGCCACGGACAAAAAATCGGCGAACGTCTTGAAGGCGGGCCAGGTGGCCATCGATGCTTCGGAGCTAAAGCAGATCAAAGCCGATGCCGCCGAGTGGAACAAAAACAAACAACAGTTTGCCACCCTGTCCGACTGGCACAAGTCCATGAAGGAAGCGGGCGCGAGTGTTCCCGGCAAGGAAGATACGTCGAGCCAGCACGATAAAACCGCTTCTGCCGTATCGGATAAGCCGTGGAATAAGAAGGCTTCGGAAGTCTACGGCAAAGGTCAAAAGGCCTGATTTTCCCTGTTCGTCAACGCTTTATCAATCAAATCTTTTCATTCATCCTTTAATTAATTTACAAAGTGGCAGATTCATTAAATCTTACTAAGCTGGCGGACTCACTGGAAGAATACGCCCGCGAAAACTACGACAACATTTACGGCCGGGCGATGATCCCAGGCGTGGATCAGGGCGTGGATGGGTCGGCAATTGTGCCGATCGACGATTACATGACTTCGATTCAGACTTCTGACGAAGTGGTATTATCCGAACTGGAAATTGGCGATGTGGCCCAACCAGGCGGAAAAGACTCGTTCAACCCCACGGAAAACGCGGTTACGCCATCGGCGCGGATCGGTAAAGTTCGCCAGGTGAAAGTGGACGTTCTGTTCTCTCACACGAAGATTATGGCGCTTTACAAGTCCTGGCTGGGCAAGGTGAAGGCCAAGCGGATCAATCCGGAAGAAGTACCGCTGGAAGAATACATCACGGCGGGAATCCTGGCCAAATACCGGGAAAATATTCGGGTGAAAACGCTGTTTAACGGGGTTTACAACAAAGCCGGAAATACGCCACTGGACGTAATGGATGGGCTTCGTACGCAAATCCTGGCCGAAATTACCAGCGGTGGCATTCCTTCGGCGAACATCATCGATACCGCCGTTATTACGGTGGATAACGCCGTGGCTGAATTTGAAAAGATGCTGGCGGCCATTCCGGATGCCGAGCTTTACGGGGATATGGTTTGTGTGACTTCGCGCCAGTTGAAAACGTTCTACGAACTGAACTTCCGCAAGTTGTACGGTACGCTTCCTTACAATACCGGCCAGGAAAAGGCGGTCATCGTCGGATCAAACATCCGCTTCGTGGTGGAACCGGGTCTGGCGGACTTCAAACGCCCGCTTTTCACGCCGAAAGGCAACCTGGTTTACCTGTACGATGATATGGATGGCGCGGACACGCTGGCCACCGATTACAACAAGCGGGAACGGAACCTGGCCTGGTTGATGGATGCCCAGGTGGGCGCGGGTATTGCCCAGCCTAACCGGATCTGGACCAACGACGGCGTTTAATCATCCCGGAAGCCGTTCACGCCGAACGGCTTCCACCTCTTTTTCTTGAGTCCTGATTTTTAATTTTCATTCATCCTGTAACAATCATTTTTTTTCCCATGAAGTCTTTTTTGAAAGTTGTTGTTGGCCTTTTCGCCCTGGCGGTGGCCTTCTTTCCGAACGAAGTGGCCAGCCTGGTTTCGGGCGTGGATAGCCTGTCGTTTCTGCACGATTCTTTGATCAGCGGCCCGGTGGTGATCGGTTCGTTTATCAGCCTGGCGAACATCGATGCCACCAGCTACCAAACGCCCAACCCTGGCGGGGTTCGTTCGCTGTTTATCGCTCTGCGGAAAGATATTAAGGGGATCTGGCCGAAAATCGCCGATATCGACGCGGGCGAAATTAAGAACGCGCCCGTAATGGTAGAAGGTAGAAAATTCGCGGAATACCAGTTTCCGGATGGTACCTGTTCGCTGGATGATGACGCTTCGGGCGATCCGGGTTTCCAGTCGTATAAGCATACGCTGGAACTGATGATGGCGGGTTTCAGTAAGGAACTGGCGGCCGAAATCCTGAAGCACCTGAACGCGGGCGCGGTAGTGATCGTGGAAATGAACGATGGCCAGTACGTGGTGGGCGGATCTTCCGACAATCCGATTTACATCAAGCCCGGCTTCAAATCGGGCAAGAAAGGCGCAGACAAGCGTGGTTACACGCTGAAGGGCGAACAGGATGGCTTCATGTGGGGGATCTTGCCGCTGAAGCCCACGGTGGTTACTGAACTGGCCCTGTTGCCGGATACGGAAGAAGAAGCGCCAGCCGGTGGCGGTGCCTAACCTGGAACGGTCAATGCTGACAAAGTATAACCTGATCCACGTTCCCAGCGGGGGCGTGGATCATTTGCTAGATGGCGTTCGGGTACGGATCGACCATCGGCTAACCGACGAACAGGCCGACCGCTTAAAGGCCTGTGGCCTACCGTACTTTGAAGAAATTTCCAACCTTGAAAACTCCCCAACTGATGGGACTGACGAAAGCACAAAAGGAACAACGGGCGAAGGAGAAAGCCCAAAAAGAAGCCGAAGCAAACGCGCAAAACGCGCCAGCGCCGAATGAATCTGATAATAATGGGGCCGGGCCTGGATCTGTCGATAGCGTACCAGCTGGCGCTGATGGCTCCGGAGCCGGAATACCAGCTGATTCTGATTCATCCGGAGCCGAAGCTGGATCCGTACCTGGATCATCTGATGGATCAAACGCCGAATCTGATTCTGGTGCTACCCAAACCGATGGAACCGGAATCAATTCCGAGCCTGGATCAACTGGTGAAGGAGTTTCGGGAACAGATGCCGCCACGGCTGGATCTGAACCTGGATCTGGAACAGTGGATGAAACAACGCCAGGCGGATCTTCTGATGGATCCCAGGCCGATCCCGAACTTTCCACCGATCCGGATTCGGCTTCACCGGGTACCGATCCGGAAACGGATCCGGCCGATGATTCGGAATCAGTTGAAGAATGGAACACGGAAGAAGATCGGGCGGCCCGAATTCGCGCCCAGGCTCAGGCGGAACTGGATCAGCTGAAGGCCCGATCGAACGCCAAAGCGCCAGCGGCCGAAGCCGATCCGGAGCCAGAAGAAGCGCCAGCGGTGGAAACTGAATCCACGGTGGCCGATCCGGCCCTGGAACGTACGAAACAGATCCGGAAGGCCGCCTTTATGGAATTAATGGAAATGCGGGTGGATGCCGCCTTACGGGTGGCCAAATCGGTTAAAGAAGCCCAGAAAGCCCAGGCTGATCGGCGGGATAAATAACCAACCTAACGAGCAAAAAGGCGGCCTAGATTCAGGCCGCCTTTTGCCATTTAATTCGCCTTATGAAACTAAACGTTATACCCGCCTTAAACGACGAACTGGAAGCCCAGGAAATTCACCCTGGCGGGCTTCTGGTGGCCCTGGAACGGTACGCTGAAGCCTTCCGCCATTTTATGGATTTGAACCATGATCAGTACGCCCGGCCGGTGGAATGGCTGGAAGCAAAGGATATGGAAAAAACAATCCAGGATTTTCTGGCCCTGATGCCGAAAATCTGCCCGTGTGATGATGGTTTTTCATTAGAAGCTGAAGATGATGAATGAAGCCGAATTAAAAGCCCAGCGGAACAAAGCCCTGGCGAATTACGAACTAAAGAAGATGCTGGCCCGATCCGGCCGCGTTTCGGCCCAGGAAGTCGAAGAAGCCCGCCGGATCTGGGAAGCCCTTCGGGATTATAAACCTACCGAAGCCGCCCGGCCAATCGTGGCCACGGTACCGGATCCGCCCGCGCCAAAGCCGCCAGATTCCGCCGTGGTGGTTCCCGCGATGGCGGTGGATGAGTTTACCCGGTTGATTGAAGATCTAACGATCGAGCGCCACGAAGCCCATAAACAGATGTGTATGCGCTCGAACCGCCTGGCGGATTATCCGGATGATCAGAATGTAAAGGATCTGGTGGATGAAATTCAGGAATGGAAACGAAAGCGGAACGAAGTAGCCGAAAAAATCACGTTTCTACGCAACAACGGCCGCCTACCGGAACCAATGCCCGCCCAGGCGGCCGAACGTTCGCCAGAAGTCCCGGAATCGGCCTTCCTGGCGAACCTGCCCGCTGATCGGTACGAGTTGAACAAACTGCTGGTGAATTCGCTAAATCCGAAGCTGTACCGGGCGAAGCAAGGCCTGAAGAACGCCAAATTGGAAATCTGGAAAGCCCACTATCAGAAAGAAGTGGCCAAATGCCAGGCGGCCGTGGATCTGGCTAAAAGTCAATTATCGGCGCTGGCGTAAAATAATCTTCGGAAATAAAGCCGCTGCGGCCGGTGCCGGCCGAAATATTCTTCTGAAAATCTGAAAAAGCCTGATCGGAATGGATCGGGCTTTTTTATGTCCTACCCGGCCTGATTTTCGGGCGTTAACATTGCCTAAAACGGAAAATTTTTCTGGAGAAATGGCAAAAACAACCGCCCTTCAGCGGATGAAAAAGGCGCTGAAGATTGACGAAAACAAGCTGGATAAATATCTGGCGTACTACCACGAAAACGCGAAGCTGTCGGCCGATGATCAGCTGATGCTGGAGAAGTACCGCAAGGCCTGGAGCTTTTTAAGCCTGGGCCATACCTACGATATGACGCTGGCAATGCTGATGAAGGATTATAAAATCCAGGAACGCCAGGCGCGGTATATCATCGCCGAAGCCAGCTATCTGTATGGATCGATCCAAACGATCGACAAACAGGCGAAGAAAATGGCCAGCGCCAACTATTTCCGCCTTCTATCGAACATCGCCAGGGCAAACGGCGATATCGAAGCGGCCAGCCGCGCCTGGGAACGCGCCGATAAGCTGGAAGGACTGCACGAAGCCGATCAGGTGGGCTTGAATCCGGATGATTTCTTACGGGCCGCCAAGTTCGTCTTTACCGACAACATCAACGTTCTGATCAACCAGCAAAAACGCGCCGACGATGAATAAAGCACCTACCACGCGCCAGATCTACGCCAACGCGAAACAGCTGAAGTTTTTTCGCTCCAGGGCGAAGCGGAAAACCTTCCAGGGCGGCCGGGGATCGGGCAAAACGACCACCCTGGGCAACGTAGTCGGAATGATGTTTGAACACCTACCCAGGGCAAAAGTGGTGCTGGCGGGTCTGACCTATGTACAGCTGGATCTGATCGTACTTCCGGAAGTGAAAAACGCCCTGTCGAGAATGGGGTATCTGGAGTACAACAAGGTCACGCCCCACGGCGTGTATGTCATCGGGCAACAGCCGCCCGATCACTGGTACAAACCCTACTCCAGCCCTGGGAAAAAAGGCTGGCAGTACTGCATCTGTTTCATCAACGGCTTCACGCTCCAGCTGGTGAGCCAGGACCGGCCCGATTCCCAGCGGGGTATTAACTCCGATGGGATCCTGGTGGATGAATCGGCCACGATGAAGCACGAATTTATCAAAACGGTACTACTGCCCGCCATGCGGGCGAACCGACACGCCAGCTTTGCCAAATCCCATTTGCATTTATCGTTTTACGATTTTTCGTCGGCCGCCTGGAGCCAGGAAGGAATGTGGATTTACGAAACGGAAGAACAGTGGAAAGCCGACCTGGAAAAACGCGCCCTGATGAGCGACCAGGAAAAAGAGCTTATACCGCCAGAAACTCTTTTTTTGGAATCCACTTTCCAGGACAACGCCGATGTACTGCCGCCGAACTACCTGAAAACCCTGGAAGATTCCCTGGATCCGCTGACGCTGGATGTGGAAGTATACAACAAGCGAACCGGCCGCCGACCAGACGGTTTTTATTTCGCTTTTTCAACGCTGAAGCATTGCTATTACGAAAGCTATCGGTACGAATACGACGATAAAACCAAGCTTCATTTACACCAGTCGAACGACTACCGGGAAAACAAACTGCTGGAATTAAGCCTGGATTTTAACGCGGCCATTTGCTGGATGGTCATTTGCCAGGAAATCGGCCCGGAATTCCGGATCATAAACAGCGAGTTTCGGAAGCCCACGATTGAAATCGATAAGAACCTGCTGGTTCAGCTGGCCGAAGCCTTCGATCAGAAGTACGAAAAGCACCCAGGGAAAGAGGTGGCCGTCTGGGGCGATCCTTCGGGGAAGTCCAAATCGGCCGCTAGTAGCCAGGAGAATCGGCCCTTCTTTGATCAGTTCTGTGATGTGCTGATTAAGAAGGGCTGGAAGGTACGCCGGGAGTATCAGCGGTTCACCTATCCCAGCCACAAGGATAAATACATCCTGATTAACCACCTGATGGAAGAAGCGTCAGATCGTACCCCACGCCTACGATTCAATCAGAACTATAACAAGCCGCTGTTGATAGCGTTACAGATGGCTCCGGTAACGGGCGACTTCAAGAAGGACAAGAGCAGTGAGCAGAGTAGCCGGAACCGCGAGTACGCCACCGATGGCACCGATGCACTCGACTACATCGTATGGGGCAAGTACCGTAAGCTGATGCCCAACAGCCGCGCAGGCCAGCAAAACCAGCTATACATCTACCGGGGCTGATAGGCCATCGCTCTTAGAAATTCAGGGAAGATTCTTGCAGATCCAGCCCGATCCCGGCCGGGGTTTAGGGAGTTATATTCCGTTTTTTGGGGGCCGCCGTGGCGGTCGGCGGTAAAGGGCGGTGTCAGCTATAGAGATAGAAAGGCCGGTTTTTTGGGCGCGGGGCGGTCTAACTGATTTACCATCAGGAAGATCGCCCTTTTTTAGACTGCAAAACGTCCGTTTTTGACCAGCATTCGCCCTGAAAAAGTGTCCTATTACGGGCGAAATCCCTGGATTAACCTTGCATCGACTTAGAAAAAGCCGATGCAAGACCGAACGATTACACTGAAAACCGTACTGCACGAAATCCAGGAGCCGGGCAAAACCTTCAGCCTGAAATTCCGGAAGCTGGACGGATCCACCAGCTACAAAGCCCAGGTAAAGAAAAACCCCACGAAAGCGAAGCTTCCGGCCGGATCCGAAGGCGGCAACCGGAAGGATCTTCAGGGGATTCGGCGAAACATGAATTTCGCCGGGGCGCTGCTGCTGTGGGACTGTGAACAGAAGCACACGTTTGAAGTGAAGATCGAATTAATGGAGTACTACAACGGCTACCGAATTTTTCACAACTACTAACCATGTCAACATTTCGGAAGCTGGGCGCGGGCGTATACGCCTTATCGTTTGGAAGCAAAAAAGAAGCGGCCCTGGTGACGTTTGGCGAAGCGGATGTTTCCGCCCACGTCGCGGGCGCGGGCTATAAATCCCGATCGGAGTACGTTCCCTGGGGGGCGAAGGATGATCAGCTGGTGAAAATGCACAAGCTGGCCAGTGATTCGCCGAATAAATGGCGGCTGATCAAAACGCGTCGGGATTTTACCGTGGGCCTGGGCGTGTATACCCACGCCGGAAAGGAAATCAAAGGCCAGCCCACCAGGTACGAACCCGTTATTTTTCCCGAATTCCAGGCCTGGAAAGACCTGGTGAACTGGGATCTGGAATTCGTATCGATGGCGCTTCAGTACGGCTTCAGCGCAAACGCGTTTGTGGTGCTGACGCTGGACACCAGCAAGAAGCTGGCGGACGTGGAAGTACTGGACGCTTTTAAATGCCGGGTCAGAAAGCTAAAGGCGGGCGAACTGAAGAAATCCGCCTTCCTGGTGAATCCCAACTTCGGAACGAAGGCTTACAAAGCCAGCGATACAAAGGTTTATCCGGCTTTTGATCCGAAGGATCCGACCAAATACCCGGTTTCGATTCTCCAGCTGATGGATCTGATGCCCGGCCAGGATTATTACAGTTTTCCGGAATGGTGGTCCACCGAAGCCTGGGCAAAGGTGGCCAACAAGATCCCGAAGTTTCACGATTCGGGGCTGGATAACGGCTATAATCTGAAGTACCATATTTCGGTGCCGGACGATTATTTCGATAAAGAAGGCTTAACCCAGGACGAGAAGGATAAGCTGATGGAAGAAACCCTTCAGAAAATGGGCGAAAGTCTAGAAGGGACCGACAACGCCGAAAAAACCCTGTTTACGTTCCACCAGCGCGGACTAAGTGGCCAGCCGGTGGGCGGGGTAATTATTACGCCACTCAAAAATCCGATGTCGGATGATGCCTATGTGGGCTTATTCAACACGGCCAACGTGGCCCAGGCCAGCGGCCACGGTGTTCTTCCGGCCCTGGCGGGAATCGATACGGGCGGCAAGCTGGGCGGATCCGGGAAGGAACTGGAAGCGGCCGCCAATTACCAGCAAGGCTTTTTAACGTACGTGGATCGGCTGATTTTGCTTCAGGTGCTTCGGATCGCCAAGCGGATCAACGGCTGGCCGGAAGAAATGGATTTTGATATCCGCAATATTTCGCTGTATACCTACGATGTAACGCCCAGCGGAAGCGGGCAAAACCCGAATTCGGGTAAAAAATCCACCGACGAAAACGACGAAGAAGATGCTGTTTAACGATACGAAAACGGTCGGCGACGAAGGCGGCCTGAAAGAATACCTGGGCGGGATCCACAAAACGATGGAGTGGAAAACCTGGAAGCCCTTCGTGGCCGGAGCGGAACTCACCTATCTAATCCCAGCCATCGGCCAGGAATTGTACGATCTGCTGGCCGGATCGGAAAATCTGAACCCGCTTCAGCTGGAGCTAAAGCACAAGCTGAAAATGGCGCTGGCCTGGTATACGTACCTGGATGCCATGCCTTCGCTGATCACGGTTACGGGCGAAGGCGGTATGGTCATGAATTCCGTGCCGAATACCCAGGCCATGCCCAAATGGCTCTACGTGGCCACGACGAAAAGCCACCAGGATAAGGCCGAACGCTACCTGGAAGCGGCCCTGGCCTGGCTGGAGCAAAACGCCGATGGCTTTGAAACCTGGAAGGGGTCGGAAGCCTACACGATCCAGAAAAGCCAGCTGATCAGTTCGGCCAGTGAAGCCACCAAATACTTTCCGCCGATTCAGAAAAGCCGCCGGTTGTACCTGTCGATCCGGGAGTATTTCAACCTGGCCGAAGAAGAATACATCCGGCCGGTGCTGGGCGCGGCTTTGTACGATGCCCTGAAGGCGAAGCTGGCGGGGGCTGAACTGCCTACGTACGCGGAAATTGAAGTGCTAAACCTGGCGCGGAAAGCGGTGGTTCACTACGGCTTCAGCCTGAAAATTCCGTACCTGAACCTGAACACGGATTTACGGCTGGTATCGGAAACCGATGGGATCGTAAACGAAAACGCCCTAACCGGCGAACGCCTGAACCAGATCCGTAGCGATGCCCTGGCAAAAGGAGAGCAGAAAGCCGCCGAATTGCGGAACTACCTGAACGCGAACGCTTCGGCGACTCAGCTGGCGCTGTATTTCAATTCGCCGTTGTATGTCGCGCCAGCGGCCGGGGGCTACGTTCGGCGGCCGAAGAATGATCCTAAAAACCCCTATTTCGTCTTATGAGCTTTAAAACGTTATTTCTGATCGGGGCGCTGGAAGTGGCGTTCCTGCTGGCCCTGGTGCTGAAGGTGGCCGGGATCCTGAAACTTTCCTGGATCTGGGTGTTATCGCCCGTTTGGCTTCCGATCGCTGGGATCCTGCTGGCGGTGGTTCTGCTGGTGGTCTACCTGGCCGCTGTGGCCCTGATTAGCTTTTGTATTCACTGTTTAAAACCACGTTCAAACCAATGAAACCCCAAGTAACCAGCGGCCCGATCGTGGCCAGCGAAACACAAAAAACCACGGTAACGACCGGCCGTATCGATGCCGCTCCTACGGATGCCCTTCAGGAGAAGAAAGCCCTGGCCCAGCAAGCCATTATGGAAGCGGAAGCCGAGCTTCAGCGGATCCACGAAGAAGAACAGGCCGAAGCCCAGGCCGCTCGCGCCCAGATGTTGGCGGTACGCGAAGGCCATTTGATCGATGCCGAAGGAATTCGCCAACTAGCCCGCCACGAAACCGATGAAGAAGAAAAAAAGAAGCTTCTTAGAATCGCCCGCCAGTCCGAAGAAGAAGCGTATCGAATCGGCGCGGCCCTAGGCCTGGATCAGAAACAGCTGGCCGAAGGACTGGCCGAGCAAAAGCCGAAACAGCCCTTCCTGAAGCGGCCGGTGGTGGCCATGCTTCAGGTGGCCGGGATTCTGCTGGCGATTAGCTTCTGTTACAACCGCTTCAATCAGTTCCACAAGTCGATTCTGAAGCTGAACGAAAGCCTTCCGATGGAACAGCACCTTCAGCCGTACGATCTGACCAGTATTCAGAAGTTCTTTTTTGAAAAGCTGGTGGTGTTTACGGATCTGCCGGTGGCGCTTCTGATTCTGTTTATGATCGTGCCGTTCGTGGGTTTTTATGTCCTACCATTCGTGAAGTCGAAGAAGGACTTTTACACGGAGTTTTACGAAGATCTAACACCGTGGCAACGATCCTTAATCACTACCGCTTTTTGTTTGGGCTTACTGTTTTATCTGGCCTTATCGCATTCAGTCAAACCGTAATCGCGCAAACTTCTAAAAAGGCGGCCGCTTCGGGGCTGGCAAAGAAGGCCAGTGAGAAGCGGCCGCCTGTATTTCCAACCTTTCAAAGTGAAGCCCAGCTTCGCCAGGCCGTATACGATTCGGCGGCTACTTTCGTCGGCAAAACCGAAAAGACGAATCAAAATGATGGGGCGTGGATCGCGGCCATTAACCGCTTTAACCACCTGCCCAAAAACGCCCACTATTGCGCGTCGGCCTTTTATTACGTTCACGCCATCAACGGTGTAAAACTGCCGGTGGTCGGGGTCGGAATGGTGCGTTCCTACTTCAGCCAGGCGAAGAATATCATCTACAAGCGGAACGGGCGGGGAAACCAGCGGATCGGCAAAAAGCCGGGGCGGATGGATGCCGTATCGATTTTCGCCAGCCACGTCGAAGGAATCGCCCAGGATCGGTATGATCCCGATGAAGATGATCGGGTTAAGTGCATCGGCTTCAACACAACCGGGGGCAAAGGCACAAAGGGCGGCTGTTACATCAACTACCGCCGAACCGCCGAAATCAAAATGATCGCCAACTGGATCACGCCGTACTTCACCAGCTTACAATCCACTTCAATATGATCGACTTTTTGCATGATCTGGCCGATCTGCTGTACGTGACGGCCCAGATCAGCCTGGCGCTGGGCTTTCTGTTTGTAATCGCCGTGGCGGCCGTTCTGTGGGCGCTGATCCGGGGCGGATCATCCGATGGCCCGGCTTCCCAATCTTTTCCAATCAGTTCACCTTTTAATCAACCAACCAATGCAAAAGCTTTTAGTCCTACTTCAAAAAATGCCCTTCCTGAAGGGTACGATTGGCGAACTTCTATTCCGATTCATCGCGCCATCCAGCCCGTTCTTCCAGCCGCTAATCAAGGCCGGTGCGGTGCTGGCTGTGCTGGCGGGGGCGCTGGTGTTTGTCAAAGATCAGGGAATTCCGGCCCTGGGCTGGTCGGTTCCCGCCTGGCTTCAGCTGGCGATCGAAATCCTGGGCCTGGTATCGGGAACAATCGCGGTAATGGCCAGCCTGACGCTGGACGAAGAAGCCGTGGCGGATCTAAACGAGAAGAAAGCGAATGATCTGGTTTAACGACCTGATCCAGCTACTTCGCCAGAATGGCCGCCTGATCGGGGCGGCCATTCTGGTCCTGGTGATCGGCGGGGCCGTGGGCTACCTGGCCAGCCAGCGCCAGCTTCAGGCCTGCCAGGCTGAACGGGTGGAACTGCTGAAGGCCGCCACGGCCGCCGAAGCGTTTCGCCAGGCCACGATCTACGGCCAAAAGCTGAAGGAAAAAGATCTTCTACTTCAAGAAAAAGAGAATGAAAACCTGGAACTACGCAAGAAAGCGGCTCTGGATTCTGCTGATCGTTTGTCCCTTATCGAATCTATGCGGGCAGTCAACGGGCGGTATAACGGCAGAAACTGATTCGGCCATTCGCGCCGAATTCCTGGCCAATGCAAAGAAGATTCACGCCGATCTGATTCGGGGCGATTTTGCCCAGCACCAGGCCGAAAAAGCCCAGGCCGATCTTCAGGACTGCAAAGAAGTTTTAACCGCCAGAACGGCCGAAAACGACCAGCTGAAGGACGAAGTGAAGCAATCCCAGCAAACCGCCACGGCCGAAGCCGATCGGCGCAAGAAATACCAGCGCGAAGCCTGGGGCTGGCGCGGCCTAGCCGCCCTAGCCGTATACCTTTTGATCAAATGAAAACGATTCAAATCGATACCAAAACCTTTCAGATGCCCCAAAGCTGGGAAGAATGTACGCCCGAACAGATTCAGGCGCTTCTTCCGCTTCAGCTTCTACAGCCCAGCGACCGGAAAGATGGCGCTTCGGCGGTCATGAAAGACGCGGCCGCCGAAGCGGTGCTGAAGTATTCGGCCGCTAAAGTGCTTTTAGGAGCGCCTTCAACATTGCTGGAGCAATTGACTACGGAACAAAAATGGCGGTTGATGCGGCTGGCGCGGTGGGTGTTTACCACGAAGATCCAGGCGAAGCCCTTCGAGAAATTCACCTTCCAGGGCGTGGATTACTGGCTTCCGGAATCGGGCTTTTCCAATACCAGCGCCATCGAAATCGCAATGGCCAATATTAATTATCTGGCTTATGTCCGGAACGATCTTCCATCCATTCGGGCGGTGTTTCAGTTGGTGGCCACCCTATGCCGCCCGGCCAGGAAAGATGCCCAGGCCTGGCGGAAATCGACCGATTTCAACGGTGATATCCGCCAGGCTTATAACACGATTCACGCCGACGAGAGGGCGAAGCTTTTCCAGGCTCAAAATCTGCCGGTGGGTGTGGTGATGGCCGTGCTTCAGTACTTTGAGTATACGAACAATCGGTTTTTAGAAAACTACAAACTGGCCTACGATCCGGCCGAAGTCGATGAACCACCACTGTATCAGAACGGCGAAGGCCTGATCACGACGTTTATGGATATCGCCAAGCTGGGCGTTTTCGGCGACTTCGATCAGGTATGTAAGCAGAACGGCCACACGGTATGGCTGTTTCTGCGGGATAATAACCTGAAGATCCGGCGAGCAAACGAAAGGGCAGAACAGGCGGCCGAAACCGACTAAAGTAACGCATATAGAACGATAGATAACCTGGATAGTTAGGAAAGCCAGCGGGATCTTCCGGCTGGCTTTTTTGTGTCCTATACGTTGCGCCGTGTCGGTGGGATCTTCGGTGAAAAAACCACGTTCGTATGATCATCGGCGATTTAAAATCGTATATCAACTACTTCAAGGCCTGGGCGGATGCCAGTCCGGAAGTAAAGTTCTTCTGTTTCGGATCGGTGGAAAAAGGAATCGAGTTCGCCCGAAGCCTTCCCGATTTTGATTATCCGTTTGCCTGGCTGGAACAGCCCATTCTTCAGCCCTGGGATAACGGCGCGGGCCATTTGTGCCTTCGCTACAATACCGGCTTTACGATCCTGCAAAAAGCCCCACAAGATGAGAATGAAAAGCAGATCGACGCGTACGCCGAAAGTCTAGCCCTGCTTACGGATCTGATGGGTAAGCTGATGAAAGACAATAACAAAGGGCTGATTCACTTCGACCTGAATTCGCTGAAGATTGAATCGGTGAATCAGCTGTGGATCGATAGCCATTACGGCTTTCGGATGGAAGTACAGCTGGATCTTAACATCAATTCCCGCTTATTCAAATGATTCACCCACTGGCCACCCTGGATTACTTATCGGCGAAGCTGTCGATGAATCCCATCGTAATGAACATCGAAGCGGCTGATCCGGATCTTTATCCGAATCGCTTCGATCTGCGTTATTACTGCCAGGTAATGATTCCTGAATCGTACCTGTCCGGAACCTTTAAACAACTCGTTCGCCTGGAAGCGGCCGAACAGCCGCCCGTACCGGCCGGATCCGGCCTTTTGTACCAGGGCGCTTTCTTCGAGATCCAGAACCAGCTGGATCCACTCTTGGAGCGAACAGCGCCCGAATTCGAGCAAAGCCGGATATCGGTGGCCGATCGCCTGGTGATGCCGTATTACTGCATTCTATCGATCGAAAACGATGGCGTGGAAATCTATTCGGAAACTACGCCGGTTCAGTACGTGGTGAAGGCGGGTATATCGGAAGTCGATTATTCGGAGTACAAAGACCAGTTTTTCAGTGAGTTTGTGGGGAAGGATCGGCGGTTTCTGACCTGGGCAAGTAATCCGAAAACGATTCATCCGGATCATCCCGAATTCCTGTACTTTCTGACCAACTTCAGCCCAGCGCCCCAAACCCTTCGGCTGTATTACCAGGTGATGTACCGGGACTACACCACCGAAGAAGCCCTGGCTTCCAAGCTGGATAATATCTTTCCCTTTACGACCTACTGCGTACCAGTCGGGCCGAAAGCCCTGGGCCTGGATCGGAAGGAAAAGGAATTTTTGTCGTATTCGGTCTGGCTGACGAACGAAAACGATGGGCGGATCAGTGAAGTTCGTTACTACCGGATGGATCAGGATTACCACCGTAACCTTCGGCACGTTGTTTTTGCCAATAGCCTGGGCGGCTTCGATACGCTGTGTTTAACCGGCCAGGCGGAAGAATCGGTTTCGTTTAGTCGAACAATCAGCGAGCGGTACAACGGCTGGGAATTCCTTCCTTCCTACAGTGAACGGGTGATCCATTCGGCTACGGGCGTACGTCAGCTGGTGGTGAATACGGGCTGGCTTTCGCCCGAAGCCCTGCGGTACCTGGAAGATCTGCAACTATCCAAAGAACTGTATTTCGTGACGGATCGGGCGCTTCTGCCGCTTCTGCCGCTGGATGATAAACTAACGGGCCGCATTGATGATGAAGAAATGATCGGCCGCCAGCTGGTATTCCAGTACAGCAACGCCCAGCATAATTATTCCGAATTGCCCGCCGTTTCGGGCCTGTTTCAGCGGGCGACCGGCTGGCGGCCCAAAGCCACGGCCTGTCTGCTGGATAGCTACGGAAAACGGTCGGGAATGCTTCAGGTAACGGTACTGGAGAAGTATTACCTGGACGATGATAAAAAGGTGGTGGGCGTACCGCTGAAGGCCAACGTTCCGGGAACGGAAGGCTACATTCCGCCGATCCTGTCGGATCTGTGCAGTGTAACGCCGTACGTGAACACGCTGATCAGCAAAGCGGGCAGTTACAACAAAACCGGCTGTGTTTCGCCGTTAACGGGCGGCCCGGCCACGATCACGATTCCGGCCGGAACGTATGGATCCGAAGTCAGCCTGGCGGATGCTCAGGCTAAGGCAGAAGCGGCCTGGAACCGGCTGAATACTCAGGCCTACGCCGATCAGTTTGGAACGTGCGTTCTGGAGCCGGAAAAATATACCTGGGACGTTCCGGCGAATCACTGGCACTACCGGGCGGCCAATCCGAAAGCCGTGGCGGTTCAGGGCTTAATCGTGGGCGATACGAATGGCAGTCAGCAAATCGGAAACGCCTGGATGGTGCAACAAGGCCCAGCCCGGCCGTATAAATTCCCGATGAATTCCAATGATCTGGATTTCCCGACTACGTACGCGATCTGGGACCGCTGGCGGATGCTGGTGTACGGCCCGGCGAATACGCTTCGGCGGATCCAGATTTACGTGGATGGTGTTCTGGCGCTGAATTACACGGTCAGAATGAACGGCGATGGTTACGAACAGCTATTCCTGACCGAGCATAACGGCCAAAGCTTCAGTTTAGCCAGCGGCAATAAACTCTACATTGTAAACGATCCGGCCTAATGGAACTTAGCGAGATTTACGACGATCTGGCGGATCTGGTGGAAGAAATCGCCAAAGATGCCATTGAAAATTTTCAGGATCATATTCAGGCGTACGGGCTGGTATTAACCGATGGGCTGAAGCGGGATTTTCAGTACCATATCCTACGAACGGCGACCACCCTGGCGGCCGAAATTGACTTTCGGGGCTACGGACGGTTTAAGGATATGGCGCTAATCCGGTACGGGGCGCATAATGCGCCGGTTGACGCGATGGAATTCTTCGTGGAAAAGATCGGGCTGGATCGCTTCGCCTACATTCACGGCTACAAAGGCCACCAAGTACCCACGGTCAACAACGCCGTCAAGCGCCTGGCCTGGGCGCTGGCCATCGGTCGGCGGAAGGTTCCATCGATCAAACGGGGCTACCGGGGAACCTGGTACAATTCCGGAAAGATGGAAATGATCAAGAACGCCCAGAAACAGCTTTCGTGGCGTTATTCGGAATTGATCGCGCCGTATCTGGCCCGCAAATGGGAAGAAGATCGCCAGGGCTAAAAAAGATCATTTAATGCGGTTGATGTAAGTTCTGAACGCTATTATTTGTCATCTAATAAATAATAGCGTTCAAGTAGATAAGTTGTTAGTTGTCAGTCGTTATGTGTGGTGATTGAACTCCATATTTAATCCTTTTCACCATGAAAAACATGAAGGTAATTTCCGGCTTAATTGTAGGAGTAGTCACTTTGGGACTTCTATCTAGTTGTAGTTCAAAAATTAACTCTGTACCTCCTACGCCTGCCACTTTTAGCAGTTTGTTGAAAACTCATCCACCAGTTTCAGTAACGTACGATGTTAATGCTCCTAGTTTTTTTGCAAAAATGGGGTCAACAAATCAGAAAACCGTACGTGTTCATTTTGTTGTGCCAGCCACAAAAGCGAACAATTAATAACAATAGTAGACTGCTTTTGTGTCCTATGAGGTGTTTGGTTTGGTCCGGATCTTCGGCTTAAACCAAACATTTTTATTTATGGCTTCCCGTAGAATTGACGATCTGGATCCGGTGCTGGCGTACGCTTTTGGCAAAGCAGAAGCCGAATGGCGGATCAAATTTCCGGAATTGTCCCAGCCGTTCCTTACCTGTACGTACCGATCGAAGGAAGAACAAACCGCCCTGTACAATCAGCCCTTTGATAAGAAGGACAATGATGGGGATGGCAAAGTGGATGAAGCGGATGAGAAGGTGACGAACGCGAAAGCGGGTCAATCCGCCCACAACTACCAGCCCAGACTGGCCTTCGATGTGGCCTTCAAAAAGAAGAATGGGCAAGCCGATTGGAATACGGAGTTATTCACGCTGTTTTCCAAACTGGTACTTCAAACAGCCGGAATTACCTGGGGCGGCCATTTTAAGAGCCTGAAGGACGCGCCACATTTTGAGCGAACCGGCTGGGAAAAGCTGGTGAAGAAGTGAAATAAAACCCCCGCTCATTTTTGGGCGGGGGTTTCTTTATTATTGTCTAACCACTCTTTTACGGCTTGCCTAACCAACTCACCGATTGAGATCTTCTCATTTTCGTTTACATCCTTCTCATACTTTATCCGCATAAGCTCTTTGTATATGTCGTCGGGTAGGTCAATGCTGATTTTTCTCATGGCAATTATTTTCTACAAATGTATGGCAATAATCTATGTTAGAAAATATTTCTGTAAATAACATATATTATATAATAAATAATATATAACATTGTGGTGTCTAATCAAACTTTAATTCTTATGACTACACAAATTATTGAATGCTTGTATGACGACAAGGTTATTGAATTCGACTTGTCAGCTGCTAACATGATGGTAAATGCCACGGAAATGGCGAAGGCCTTTGGTGAAAAACCTTCAAATTATTTAGTCACAGATAGGGCAAAAGGTATTATCCAAGCCTGCCTGAGTTTCCAGATTTCTGGAAACTCAGAAGCAGGAAACCCTTTTAATGGGGTTAATTCTGAGGAAAATTTAGTAAGAGTGAACTATCGTCACGGTACATGGATGCACCGTATCGTTGCATTAGATTTTGCGGCCTGGTTGAATCCTAATTTTGCCGTATGGATGTATGTAACGGTTGACCAGCTATTGATGGGAACCGTTCGGGATCGATTAAAGCGAAAGGCTTTTGTCGATGCTAAGATTGCTCGAATTAAGAATAAGATCTATGAAGCCAACCGAAGCGATATGGAAGATCTGGCAAAACTAGAACTGGAGTCGAAAGCCCTTTCGCGTCAGAACACTCAGGAAACGCGCGATCATTACAAACTCTTCCGGGATGAGTTTAAGAACTCTGATAATTAAATAAAAAAGCCCGGTGTTACGAGCACCGGGCTAAAGAATCAAACCGCCACGGCGGACCGTCGAAGTTTTACCCTTTATTGTAATTCAAAATTATGCTTTTGGATATAGAAATCAAAGATCCGATTCTGGTTCATAATCCACATACAGGTCAATTGGTCAATGTGGCACCGCTGTTTGATGCCATGAAAGAGTTTGATGATTCCGTTGTCGGCACCCCTTTTCAGAATATGCAGCTTGCGCTTCGGCAAGCATTTCGGATTATTAACATCATGGGGTATGATCCTGATATCGTTCCGCTGGCTGAATACCGGGATACGAATCACCGGCTGTTCCTTCTGGAAGATATGTTTGAAACAATGGATAGAAAGTCGCCTTAAACCCTTAAATGGCGTCCTACCATAAGAAAATGCTTTCGGCGAAGTTCGTCGGAAGCATTTTTTTTTCAAGGCAAACTATGAATGAATTTGAAGTCAGTCGAATAAAGCTAATCATCGATGGCGACGAAGGCGAAGCCACCCTGAAGGAGCTTCAGGGGGCTATGTCGGAAGTAAACAAAGAGCTTCGACGCATGAAGGAAGCGGGCGAAGAAGGATCCGAAGGCTGGAAGGAACTGAAGAACCTTCAGGCGGATCTGAAAGCCGAAATCAAGGAATTCACTTCCGCCATTGATCTTTCGGATGCTTCCATGCGGGAGCTAAACGCCCGAAGCCGCCAGCTGAACGCCGAACTGAAAGATCTGAAAGTGGGATCGGATGCCTGGATCGACAAAATGAAAGAAGTCGATGGGGTCGATAACCGGATCCGGGAAGTGCGGGAAGAAATGAACGCCCTTCGTACACCGATCGATGACGGAACTACGGCGATGGGCCGGTTTAAGGAAGCCTTCGCGGCCACCTTTGCGGCCTTCAGCCTGGAAAACATCATCGAAGAAGTAATCAGCTTCGGAAAGCAGTCGATTACATCGGCGGCCGAAATGTCCGATGCGATCGCGGATATCGCCAAATCTACGGAAATGGAGATTGAGCAGGTGGAAGGCCTGATGGAAGCCATCGGGAAAATTGACACCCGTACGGCCGTGGAAGATCTGGCGGATATCGCCAAAGTGGCGGGCCAGTTGGGTATCGCCAAAGAGGAAGTTTTAGGCTTCGTGGAATCGATTGATAAAGCCGTGGTGGCGCTGGGCGATGAGTTTACCGGGGGCGCGGAAGAAGTAGCCAGTACAATCGGCGGGCTTCAGAAGCTTTTTAAGGAAACGGCCGATATGAAGCCCGGCGAAGCGATCAACGATATCGGATCGGCTTTAAACTCCCTGGGCGCGGCCGGTTCGGCTACGGCTCCGGTAGTGGCGGATTTTACGGCCCGAATGGGCCAGCTGGGCGATTTAAGCCCACAAATCAGCGAAACGATGGGGTTAGGCGCGGCCCTTCAGGAACTAGGCTTATCGGCTGAAATCGGTGCGGGTGGTCTATCAAACATCCTGCTAACGGCGGCTGTCGATACGGCCACCTTTGCGACTCAGCTGGGAATTTCGGAAGCCGAAATGAAGAAGCTGATCAACACCAACCCGAATAAATTTCTTCAGGATTTAGCGGCCAGTTTGAAGGGCGTTCCGGCCGATGAAGTGGCGAAGCGCCTGGCGGATATGGGTATCAAATCCCAGGAAGCCACGAAGGTAATGTCCTTATTGAAGGATCAGACGGAGCTAGTTACCAAGTACCAAACCCTGGCCAGGGTAGAAATGGAGAAAGGTAAAAGCTTAACCAATGAGTTTAACACCAAAAACGAAACGGCGGCCGCCCAACTGGATAAGATGGGGAAACAGGTGAAAAGCCTGTCGGTGGAGTTAGGCCAGGCGCTTCTTCCGATTGTGATCAAAGCGGGCGCGGGGCTGATTACGTTCGTGAATACCATTCGCGCCATTCCGGCCTTCGTGAATGAAAATAAAGTGGCCATCGGGGCGCTGACCGTGGCGCTGGTGACGTTCAACGCCCAGGCGATTTATACCGAAGCCAATGCCCTACGAATTACGGCCGCTAAAAAATTGCAGACAATCGCAACGGGAGCCGTAACCACGGCACAAACTGCATTAAACGCGGTGATGGCCATGAACCCGATCGGTCTGGTGGTGGCCGCCGTGGCGCTGCTGGTGGCTGGGTTTGCCCTGCTGTACAATAACGTTCAACCGCTTCGGGCGGGAATTGCCGGTGTCTGGGAAGCCCTGAAAGTGGGGTTAAGCCTGGTAAAAGATTTCGGATCGGCTTTAAAAAACCTGGACTTCGCCGGGGCGGCTAAAATCTGGAGTTCGGGCGGTACCAAAATTGCCGAAGCGTACGGAAAGGGCTATTCGGATAAGATCAAATCCGAGCAATCCAAGATCGAAGCCGATCACAAATCCCACGTAGACAAGAAAACCGCCACCAGCAAAGCGGGCGCGGAAAAATCCGCCCAGGATGCCGCCACGGCCAATAAGGGCGGCCTGGCGGGTATGTCGAAGGATAACGCGGGCTATTTGTCGGATGATGAGAAGAAGCGCCGGGATCACGAAAAGAAGCTGGCCGACGATAAGAAGAAAGCCAATCAGGACGCAATTGAAGCGGCTAAAAAGGCCAACATCGCGGCCATTGCGGACGAACAAACGCGCAAAATCGCTCAATTGAAGTTTGAACTGGATCAGGAGAAAAAGAAGATCCAGGAAAGCCAGGCCGATCAAAAGCTGAAGCTGGCGCAATTCACGGCGGCCGATAAAGCGTACGAAACCGGAAAGGCGGCCATCGAAAAAGAGTACCGGGAAAAGAAGGAAAAGGAAGATCGGGAAGCGGCCGATAAACAGAAGAAACTGCTGATCAGCTTAATCGCCGACGAACACGAAAGGAAGCTGGCGGAACTGCAATTCCAGGCCGAAGGGGCAAAGGCCGAAGTGGAACGCACGATTACCGACGAAACCCGGAAAGCCCAGGCGCTGGATCTGATCAATAAAAAGCTTTCCAGCGATATCCAGAAGGAAAACGACGATCAGCGCCAGAAGGAACTTCAGAAGAATACCGAAAAGCGGGAAAAGGAACTGGCGGGCGAACGCCAGCTTTTTGATCTGCAATTCCAGGCCGCCGTGGCGAATGCCGATCTGAACCTAAACCTGGCCAAAAACAACGCCCAGGCGATTTACGAAGCGAAGCTGGATCGACTCACCGCCGAGTACAATTACAACCGTCAGAAGCTTCTGAACGAAGCGGCCGAAGAAAAGGCCAAAAACGCCGAACTGATCGCCGATTCGGATCGACGCGCCCAGGCGGATAAAGCGATCGATGATCGCCTGAAGGCTGAATTGTCGGCGAACGATCTGAATTACGAAAACCAGAAAACGGCGCTAACCCAGGAACGTACGGCCCAACGCCTGGCCAATCAGCAACAGTTTTTTTCAGCCATTGATGGGCTGATGAACGGCGATTACAGCAAGTTTTTGGACTTGCTGAACCTGAAGCTTTCCAACGAACAGGCTAAAAATCAGAAGGCGCTTCAGGACTTTACCGCCAAAGGCCAGGAAACGCTGAAGGTGGCGGGCCAGGTGATCAATACGCTTCAGCAACTCAATCAGAAGTATCTGGATAGTCAGATTGCCAAAATTACAAAGGAGAAGGATAAACAGCTGGCGGCCTGGAAAGAGCAGTACGATAAAGGGGTAATCGATAAGGACACCTATGATAAAAAGGTGGTCGAGATTACCAAAGACACGGAAGCCAAAATCAAAGATGAAAAGCTGAAGGCCTGGAAGCGCGAACAAGCCCTGAATATTACGATGGCGATCGTCAACGGGGCGCAAGCTGCCCTGAAATCGCTGGCCACAATGGGCTGGCCGCTGGGCTTGATTGGGGTAGCGGGTGCGGCAGCGGCCACGGCGATCCAGGTGGGAATGATCAAGAGCCAGAAGCCGCCCACCTTCGCCAAAGGGGGTAAAATCGGCCAGGGCTACTTTAAAAACGCGGGCGTACTTCAGGGCGGCCGCCACGGATCGCGCCCTGGTGAAGCGGGAATTTCGATGATCGACCGGGCAACCGGCCAGGAAGTGGGCGAAGCCGAAGGCGGGGAACCGTTTATGATCCTTTCCAGGGAAACGCGCCGGAATAACGGGCCAATTATCGATATGCTTCTTCACTCCAGTATGCACAAAAACGGCGCGAAGATCTTCCGCGATGGCGGCACCTACGGCGATTATGTTCCCAGATCGCCCAGCTGGCGGAAGTACGAAGATGGTGGGATTTCCTACAATGCGGATGATTACCTGGGCGATACGGGGGCAAATTACGGATCATCGGGCGATGGAACGGCGGGCGTGGAATCGGCTCAGGCCAGCGTGGACGCAACTCAGGAACAGATCGAGCAAAGCCAGGCGCTAATGGAATCGATCGCCGATAATACGGAAGCGACTGCCCTGGCGCTGGCGGAAATCGGCGAATTCCTGGCGGGTAAGTTTACAACCGGCCTGGCGAAACAGTCCGAAGATCTTCAAAAATCGGTGGCTTCCAGTCTGCTACTGATGCGGCTTTCAATGAACGCCCACCACTCCGAACTGATCAAAGAAATATCCGCCCTGCTGGATCAGCTGATCAAAGCCGAACAGGCTGGAAATACGATGGTCGTTCTTACGCTTCGCCAGAAGTTGGATAACCTGGCCGGTTCGATCGGGCAATCAAACGGCTACCTGAACCGGATCGCCGACAAAAATCTAAGTGTATCAACCTTTGTAAACGTGGTGAACCATGTAAACGTGGTGGCCGAAGCCAGCAACTTTAAATAATATGTTTGATATCAGAATTGAAGGGTATTCGGTGGATCTAAAACCGGGTACCCAGATTACCCTGGAAAAGTATAATCCGCTTCTGGACTTTGCCACGGTGCAAGGTTCCAGGGTCAACAGTTTCACACTTCCGGACACGCCCTTGAATCGCCGGGTGCTGGGTTATTTCTATGATCCGCAAGTGGGGTACACCAACCGGCGGTATTACTGTGAAAAGTACGTGGATAGCCAGGTGATCGAACAGGGGTACGTGAAGATCCAGGAATCGGCGGAAGGGGAAACGGTGCTGTACTTTACGCAAAACCTGGGCGAAATCTTCGGCGATCTGCAAGGGCTGGCGCTGTCGGAAATCAACTTCACCCAGCTGGCGCTTCCGGCGCTGAACGTTTCGCCCGCTGATCATCTGGTGGATCCGTATTGTTTGCCATCCATTGAAAACCCTGGCTTCTACGGAAACCAAAGCTTCAGCGGGATCGTCAACAAGTACGATTCGGGAAACGGCTGGTATAATGACGAAGCCAGGGTTCCCCATTTCTTTCTTCGCTGGGTGCTGGAGCAATTTGGCCAGCGGGTGGGCTGGAAGTTTAAAGGGGCGTTTCTGGATGATCCGGATCTTTCGCGGCTGGTGCTGGCGAACCTGTATTCCTTAGATTCCGCCACGGCGATCTTTCCGGCCAACCATTTGCCGGATCTGACGGCGGGCGGGCTTTTGCTGGAGCTTCGGAAGCTGTTTAATTTATTCCTGGATTTCGACGTTCGGCGGAAGGTGCTGGATATCGGCTTCGGGGAAGATGTCTTAAAATCGGCCTGTATAATAGATTGGACGCAAAAAGCGGATCCAGGTCACACCAAAACGCCGGAAATTGTTAACCGGCTGGAATTAGGGTATGAACTGGATGGAAACGATGCCCTAATGAAACCGATCCCGGCCGCAATGGATAAGTACATTACGCCCGAAACGGCCGAAAATGAAGGCGGTTCGGTGCTGTCGATCCGTTCCCGACTTTCGACGTACCTGAAGAATCCAGTTTCAGGCCTGGCCATGTGTAGCCAGCCAGGGATCAGCCCGCTAAACAAGGATAGCCAAAGCCGGGCGCTTCCGAAGCTGTTGTTCTGGAACGGGATGGTTTCGGGCGTACCCACGGCCACCCATACCAGCGGAACGCGAAGCCTGATCTGGAACGGAGAAAATAACCTGGTGGATTCGGGGTATCGGCGCTTTGAACGGTTTAAGGCCGGAACGTTCAAGCTGTCGAAAAATGTGGCTCTTACGCCCGCCGATCTGGCCACGTTTTCCTTCCGGAATAAAGTTCACATTAAAGGGGTAAACTACCTGGTAGGATCGGCGAAGATGAACCTGGCCAAAGATCAGCGGGTCATTCCGGCCCAGCTGGAACTGTGGCGGGTGTAATGGGTATTTTATCGCACTGGCGGGCTGGCCCTCGAACAAGTTGTTCGGGGGCTTTTTTGTAGGGTTTAAACGGGCGTTTTCTATCAGCGAAAACTATCCAATGAAATGTGGTTTGAATCTGGCTATAATTGCGTAAATTAATTCAGTTAAATGCGTTTAATCCTGCATCGCCAAAAATGGCTAATTTTAAGCTTGGAACTCTGCTTATATCACGGTTGAGTTTTAACTCTAAACCGCCGTTGATCCTGATGGCGGTGGAAGATACTTATCCGATCCCTGGCTTCTTTCGCGCGGTGGTACTAATCAATTTTCTGAACGATGATAAAAGTAATTCCCCTGGTGTGGTGGATTTCTGGCCAGTCGAGAAGTTTCAAGAGTCTACCTGGGAGGTAGTTCTTCCACTTGTTGAAATCATAAGTTCCAAAGATTGATGGATCAGCCAACCCACTCCAAAGAAGAAGCTCTAGAATTGCTTCGCTTTTGTCACTCGGAATCGGAGATTCTAGACCTTTTCAAGCTGATATTCATTCAGAGAAGAAGATACAGTTTAGGAGACTACTTAGAACTAGCCCAAGCATTCAATTTTCGGCTATACGTTATTAATAACTAGTGTATGATCTACGCTTATTTACGAGTTTCCACCGACGTACAAACTGTAGAAAATCAACGCTTCCAGATCCTAAAGGCTGCCGATGAAAAGCGCCATCACATTGATCGATGGATCGAAGAAACCGCTTCGGGCGTGAAGGCCGCCCAGGATCGCCAACTGGGCGAATTGCTGGCCAGTTTGAAAAAGGGTGATATCGTTTACGTAACTGAACTTTCCCGCCTGGGACGTTCCCTTCTGGAAATTATGTCTATTCTGAATGAGTGCATGAAGAAGGAAGTATTGGTGATATCCATTAAAGAAGGGTACGAACTAGGAAACACGATATCCAGTAAAGTACTAGCTTTTGCTTTCAGTTTATCGGCCGAGATTGAACGCCAGCTGATCAGTCAACGAACGAAAGAAGCCCTAGAGCGCAGGAAAGCCGAAGGTCAGATATTAGGCCGCCCGGCCGGATCCAAATCGAAGGAAACCAAACTGACCGGGAAGGAAGAAACAATTAGGGAGTTGCTAAAGAATAAAATAAGTCATTCAGCGATCAGCCGAATCCTGGGTGTGAACCGCCAGACCGTGGCGGATTTTATAAAAAATAGACTCTAAAGCTCATTTCTAAACAGTCTTTGACCTTTATCCTAATACATGAAGATTTGACTATTTTAAAATGAGAAACGAGATATTAAATAGCTTCAATAGAGATGTTATGGGGGCTTATTGCGATTTTGTAGAGTGCCTTCAAACTAATGAGGTTGGTGATGGAAAGTTACTAGCAGCTGGAAAGAAAGTAGCGGGTGAATTGTTTCATTTCAGAGAAATGATGCCAAAACCTTATAATGATTTTTATTATCTAAAGAATCTATGTTTAGAATATGCAATTGTAGGTGATGTTTTCAACGTCTTGAAACATCATGAAATTGAAGCCAAGCGTTTCCTCCCTTCAAAAGATCCTAAGCCTAAACATGAGAAATGGATACCTACTCTTAGGTATAGGACTCAAGTACGTGAGCTACTAATTAATAATAAGTATATAGATTCACAGGGGGAATATAGTAGTGATGATAAAGACGTAGCACTACTTTCTGATCGAATACCAAACAAAAGCTTGAATTACAACGTATGGAGAACCATGAATTTTTGGGAATCTGTGTTTAAAAAGCTTGGTTGGATATCAGGTGAAAGACAGTTTATCAATTATTCAGTTGAAGGATTTGTGAGTAGAGAAAATGCTAGAGTGATCTCTTTTAAAGCATCAACTGATTTTAGTACCGAAGTTGAAGTCGTTACACAAAGGTATAACCCCATGTTAGGTACTTTAAACCTCGTACCTAAAGAAGAAAGGGTTTTGGATCGGATTAAATTAACTTATAATGAAGACGGAGCTTTATGGATAGACCCAGGTCAAGAAGGTTTAGAAGTAAGACTAGTTGAAAAAGAAACAGGTAGAATTATATTACCTGATAAAAGCTTAGGAGATATGCACAATCCTCATACGGATGAAAAAAAATAAAAAGAAGGTGGCTAGGAAACCCGGCCACCTTACAGCATTCATCCTATAATTATAAATTGTCTTAAAGGTACGCCCACTTGCTAAAATGTGCGATTCCAGCCGAAAAAACGGCAATGTTTATACTAAGCGGCACCCTGGCCGCCTTTATCTTCCCTGGCCGTCTTAAAGATTTTATCGAACACGTTGATCCGTTCCTTCTTCCTGCGTTCGCTGATGTGTACGTACTTCATTGTAGTTTCTAGCTTGCTGTGTCCCATGTAATCCTTCAGGGTTACCACATCGCCACCTAATTCGATAAACAACGTTCCGAAAGTATGCCTGGCCGTATGCGTTGTCATTTTAAAATCAACGCCAGCCGCTTCGCCAATTTTCGCCAGAAGCCGGTTCGTATACTGATCGCTGTAGGTTTGGAATAGTTTTCCCAACGAGGTAGAAATTAAGGGCCGGGCCATCGGGTGAATCGGGATCCGGATGATCTTCTGAAATTTACGGCTTTTAAATGGCATAATTACCAGCCAATCGCCTTTAATATGCTCATGACCAACGGTTTTAGCGTCTGAAATCCGAAGGCCGGTAAAGCAGCTGAAAAGAAAGTGGCGAAGTACTACCACCCAGCTTTCGGGGGTCTTATTGTCGTTAAACATCTTCAGAAGTATTACCAGCTGATCTTCCGTCAAAACATCAGGATTTGTCTGTGGGTGCGATACTTTAACCACCTTAAAGGGATCATCAAACACGTTTCCATCCGCCAGCGCCCGCTTCACATACGTACGAACGTCTTTGATTGATTTTTCAACGGTACCCACGCCGTTTTCGTAGTGGTTTCTTAAAAACGCTCTGAAGTTTTCCAGTAGCTTCGGCGTTACTTCCATAAACGGAAGCGGTGGCTGATCCGATCCCGCTGGCGCTTTAATCTGTCGTTTGGGGGCTTCCTGCTTCCAGAATACCTTCAGTTTGTTTAACGTGGCGATGTGGCCCGCCCTGGTGTTGGCTTCGATCTTCTTCCGCTTCCAGCGTTCTTTTACTTCGGCTTCCCAGAACCGTAGAAAATCGTTTTTGGACGTAAACGAATGATAATCTTCTAGTAGCTGATCCAGATTCAGCTTTTTCCCCGCCAGGCGATACGATTTGAAGATTTCGTTCACCTTCGCCATTTCGGTTTCGATGATCAGGGTATAATCGTTAAAATCCTTATCGTTTCGGCTTCGGGCGATCAGCTTCCCGGTCTTCTTATCGAAGTGGGTTACTGGCCAGGTAATCTTCAGATTAATTCGTTCAAATTTGCCATCAATGCCCACGTAAATATATAACGTGCTGGTACCGTCTTTTTTCACATAATCATCTTTGATGATCAGCTTCTTAGTGAAATTTTGATGCTCTCCCAT